AACCACAAGAGCTATGCGAAGACGGTCAAGTCAATAAGGACCGTTGAGAATAAAATCCACAGGATGGGCGACGGCATGGGCGACATAGCGGAGGGGGCCACGCACTTCGCAGGCGTCTACACCATGATGGCCAGGATATACGGGCGCGCGCAGGTGTGCGTTCCGCCGGCGGTCGCCGTTCTCAAACCGATGGTCGCGGCGATGTTCGCCGAGAACTTCCTGAGCAACGGTCTCCCGTCTGGCGGCTGGGCGCCATTGAGCCCGGCCTACGGCGCGTGGAAGGCGCTGAGATACCCGGGCAAGCCAACGATGCAGGCGACCGGTCGGCTCTTCGAGAGCCTGACGACAGGGCTGAAAACGGACAAGATAACAAACGACTCCGTGGAGTTCGGCAACAAGGTCAGGTACTCGACGTGGCACCAGTACGGGACGACGAGGATGCCGATGCGCAGGCTCGTGTTCGAGAAACCCGGCTTCGCCGCCGCCGCGGGGGGAGTGGTGGCGAAGATATCCGTCGGCAGGTCCGCGGTTGGGATTGATCTTAGGTGAGCCCCGTCCCGGTCGGAAATTTCGAGGCGATGTACGGGCCTCAGTTCGCAAAGCAGTTCGTCAACGACTACCTGAAGGTGGAGGTTCCGAAGAGGCTCGTAAAGTACAGGAACTACTGGGGGGCCTCGAACGACGAAATTCCCGACCCGGCCGAGTACCTGGACTACGAACCGGCGACGATGGACGTCTGGCCGACGATAATCACCGTCTCGTTGTCCGGTCGCGGTTTCACGAGGGTGGGTCACATGAGATACGGAGACCCGGAGTACGAGGTGTCCTACAACATGAGGACCTACGCATGGGCGCGCACGGAGGGGGAGAAATCCGTGACCACGATGAGGGACAGGCTGATAGTAGTCGTCAGATCGGCGCTGATGGATCACCCGTGCCTGAAGAGACGCAACCCGGACCGGCAGGCGAGGATTGACGAATCGACCATAACGGAGGAGTACTCGGAGCTCACGCTCCTCAAGGGCGACAGGTACCTGGCGGGCGCCTACGTCGGTTACGAGCTCAAGATAGAGGAGCCGATAGTCCGAGAGAAGATCGCAGACTTCGAAGAGTTTGACTTGGGTGTTGACAGTGTAAAATTGGAGGACGGAATCCCAGACCCGGAGGACTAAATGAAAAAATTCATCTTGCTGAACGATGCGAGCGTGGACAACCCCCTCGCCGAACCAGGCCACGTGCTGGTGAGCAACTGCACCTCCACGGCGGTGCTCGCCAGCGACGATGGCGACTGGCTGTTGCCCGGGGACAGGGCATACGTCGTCGCATCGTGTCGATTCGTCAAAAAGGCCATCTCTAGGGGTTCCCTCCTGGAGTTGAACGGCGCACAAGCGGGCGAGGGCGGGGACAAGACGCCCAAGAAGAAGGCTGCCCCAAAATCCAAGCCCTCGGAAGAGGCCTCTGCTGCCCCCGTCGTTTCTGACGAGCGGCCAGCAGTGGGGTCGCCGCGGGAGCCAGACGCGGCCAGCGAGGCACCGGATAAATCAACCTCTTCAGACATCGGCACCGGTTCCCCGTCGGACGCGATTCAACCAGCGGCGTCTAGCGACGACGAAAATGGCTAATTTCAAAACGTGTAACCTACAAAGCAGTCTGAATGCTATTATTCGTAGTGAACAAAACCCCCGCATCGGAGGATCGTAAATGCCTGGAGTAATCCTAACGACATCGGTAGTCACCGGTCCGTCAACGCTGACAATCTCGCCAACTTCAACGCTCTTCGTCGCCGGTGTGACAACCCGCGGGCCAGAGGGATCCGCTTTCCTGGTTCAGAGCCTCGATCAATTCGAGGACATCTACGGGGGCTACACATCCAGTGGATACGTCCACCAGACGCTCCAGACCTTCTTCGAGGAGGGCGGCTCAAGGGCCTACGTCTCTAGGGCGGTCGGGACAGGCGCTGCAGCCGCGACGGCGAGTTTGAACAACTCCGCCGCAACGCCCGCGGCCGTCCTCACCCTCACCGCATCCGGCGAGGGAACCTGGGCCAACACCCAGCTCGAGGCCGAGGTGACGCAGCCGACGGCCGGCGAGACTTTCAGGGTCAGGGTCCTGCTCGACGACGTGGTCGTCTATTCGACCCCCGTGCTGACGAACAAGGAAGACGCGGTCGAGGAGATCAACAACAGCGCTGTGGCCTCGCTCTACGTGACGGCGACTGCCGGCGCCGGGGCGGGAATTCCAGCCGTGGCGGCCAGCGTGTCTTTCTCGGGTGGTGCCGCGGGTAGCGCGCCGACATCGGCGCAATACGTGACGGCGCTCGATGCATTCACCAACACGCTCGGCACCGGATCTGTCTGCCTGCCCGGTCTGTATGGCTCGACCATCTGGGAGGGGCTCACCGACCACGCCGTGGAAACCCACAGGATCGCCCTGCTCGGATTCGACAGGGAGAACACCGTCGCGGAATCGGTGGCGGACGCGGCCGATCACAGCGAGTACGAGGGCGCCGAGCACGCCGCCTGGTACTACCCGTGGGTCAAGATCACGAGGAACGGACTCGTCCTCTCCGTCCCGTGCGAGGGTTTCGTCGCCGCGAAGAGGGCGAAGCTGCACAACGAGCTCGGCCCGTGGACGGCGTACGCCGGATCGCTGACCAACTCATCCTTCGCCCTCGGGACGTACCACACGGTCACCGGGGCGGAATCCAACACGCTCAACGACGGTTTCGTGAACCCGATCAGGGTCATCGGAGACGACGTCAGAATCTACGGTGCGAGGTCGGCCTCAGCCGACACGGAAAACTTCAGGTTCATCACGGCCAGGGAGATACTGAACTACATCACCTCGCAGGCCGAGGAGAGACTGGAGCGACTCGTGTTCAGCGTCATCGACGGCCGCGGATCGTTGTTCGCCGAGGTGGAGTCGGTGCTCTACGGCATCCTCGACCCGCTGGCGACGGCGGGCGCGCTGTTCCCCAAGTTCCTGGCCTCAGGCAAGCAGCTGGACCCGGGCTACAAGGTCACGGTCAACGCGCAGCTGAACCCAGTCACTCAACTCGCCACCGGGACGGTCAAGGCGAGGGTCGGAGTCAGGATCTCGTCCCTCGGTGAGACGATCGAGGTCGAGATTTCCAAGTCCAACATCACATCATCACTAGCCTAGTCGGAGGACTAAACCATGGCAAAATACACGCAGCGACAGATACTGGCGAAGCTTGAGCCGATCGGCACGATCGCCCCAGCCTTCCAGAACTTCTTTGCCCAGGTCTCCGGCGGTGAGATCACGGCCGCCGTGGAGAAGATCTACGTGGGACAGGGCAAGTTCCCTGAGCTCCTCTGCGCCCCATCCGAGGTCGGGGACATCACCCTGACGAGGCACTACGACGACGCGGACAGGGTGCACCTGAACGTCGCCCGCCAGCACATAGGCAGGATCTTCTACAACATCTACATCCACAAGGTCAACTGCGACCTCGAGGACCAGAAGGCCGACAGGCAGTACAACAACGCCCTTCTCGTCGGGCTCACCGAGCCGGACGGCGACGCGTCGTCGGGGGCACCGGCCACCTACGCCATGACCTTCGCCATCCAGGGCGGACCAGTTCCGCTGAACATCCAGGCGTAGGCGTTCCCAAGTCCAATTACCCTAGATAATAAAGCAGCCCCGTAAATCGTCGGGGGGTTGCGCCGCCAACGGATCCGACGCGCTAGGTTGTCGCCATGGACGAAAACACACCGAAAATCACACCACAAACCACCGTGGGCAAGGCCGAAGAGCCGACCCTGCTGGACCAGCTCAAGGCGGTGATCGCGAAGAAGGTCGAGAGACCCAACGTGTTCATCGAGGTGCCGGAGCGACCGGGGGTCAAGCTCCTCGTCAGCCCCAACCTCACGCAGGCGCAGATCCGCAACTGGCAGAAGCAGTGCGGCAGCGAGACGCAAAAGGGTCTTGACTCAACCAAGTTCGCATGCACCGTCGTCGGTCACGCGACCAAGGGCGTCTTCTTCCAGGGCCAGGAGGTCCTCGACGACTCGTGGCCGGTCGGGTTCGCATCCAAGCCGATACTCGACATGACCGGCACAGACAGGGCGATCCCTGACGCGGTACAGAGATTCTTCGGAATCGACGCGCACGTCGAGGCGGCCGCGCTGGCGATCATCGACGCCTGCGGGTTCGGCGACACGATCCAGGCCGAGGCAACGGAAAACCCTACGAAGAACTAATCGAGGAGTTGTCGGAAGACAACCGCGTGATGGCCGCGGCTCGATTAGGAGAGCTCTGGGGGACTGACCCGGTCAGGTTGCTCGACTCGCCGCTTGACGAGTGGGTCGTGAGGTACGCCTGTGCTAAAGTTATATCTGCGGACCGCGAGAGGGAACGACGAGAAGCGGATAACTCTGGCTAGTCCGGGAAGCCCGATTGCTGGGAGCCGATCTTGCCCGACGAAATAGTCACAATACGCATAGATTTCGAGGCCAATAGGCGCGACATGGCGCAGGTCATCGGAGAGCTCACCGCTTTCGAGCAGGCCGTGGACAGGGCCAACGACTCGACCGACGGGTTGACCAGAACGACCAGAAGGTTCGAGAGGACGGCGCGCAGCGCGGACGAGCCGCTGGCGGCCATGAGGAAGCGCTTCACCCACCTCGAGCAATCCGGCAGGAGGTTCTCAAGGCAACTGTCCGTCAAGGACAAGCTGATGAAGGGGTTCACCAAGTCCGCGCGCTTCCTGCTCATCCAGCTGGTGGCCCTGGT